AGAAGTCACCGGAAACCACTTTCCCTCTGATTCATGAAGAGCTGGGTGAGTATGAAATTTCGGGTCAGGCTTTATCTGATACAGAACGTGGCATAGATCCAAAATTAGGTTTATATGGCCACATCGTGACAATTCCTGCAGCAACTTAATCAATCAACCAAATACAGGCACAGGGGCGCATTAGCGTCTTTTTTTGTGCCTGTGTTTATAGCATATCGGCTTGTATATGGCTCATATACAAACCTATGTAATTTACTGTCCTGATGACAGAGAAGTATATTTTTTAAAGCGAAGCCGGCCTAACAAGTCGGCTTTTTTAATGCCTGAAATTCAGGAAATCAACTGCACATGCCATCTGATTTGCATTCAGGCATGTGTTTTTATTTAGGGAGATTTATATGAATGCGAAATTTAACCCAGTAAAACTGGTTGATGTGAAAAATGCTCAGCCTCAGACAACAACCTTGCAGATTGCATTAGGTCTCGGATTGCAGCATGCGATGTAATCAAATTAGTCAGAACGTACCGACCGGATTTTGCAGAATTTAGCCCTATCAGATTTGAAATCCGAAAGGGTGAGGCTCTACCACAAGGTGGTTTTGCTAAAGCTACTGAATATGCGGTCTTAGACGAGCAGCAAGCCACATTCCTGATGACGCTATTAAAAAATAGTCCACGTGTCATTGCATTTAAAAAAGCATTAGTGAAAGCGTTTTTTGAAGCTCGAGCCTTATTGCAAATCGACTACTTCACACTTATTCAAAAGCGTGAAGCCTTAAATGCAAAACCCGAATGTGAAAAAGATATTGCTAGTACATGCGGAAAAGGTCTTTCCGAGTGGAAAAAACAGCGCGAGACCTTACAGATAGCTATAGCCAATGTGGATCGACAGATTCAGCCTTGTTTATTTGAATAAATACCAATGCCACCTTCGGGGTGGCTTTTCTTTTCATCTTAAGTTGTGAAAGTTTCTGACCTTTAAGAGAAAACAGTTCATATTGGTTTCATCTGACGATAAATAGCTGATTGATGGTATATTACGACATTATTTAACGCACCTATTGGTAAAAGAGGTAGCCATTTACCTTTGTATGTGGTAGCAAAAATTCATTGACCCATTATCTACAATCACATAATATGCCCACATAAACCTTTTTATCAAAAGATAAAGATAAGGGGTTTGAGAATTACAAAATTTTTAGCAGTAGCATTTTGTGGGAAATTGGTGGGTTATGAGTAATGTCGAAGCTATTAGTACCTCAAGCGACTCTAGTTATTCATGGGCTAGAGCGTTTAGAGATATTGGCGTTCAGGCTATTAACACTGGGCAGTTTCCTTTCTTTTGTATGTTTATTATTACTCTTGTTTTTTTGTTTCGGTTACCAACCGAGACTTTAAGTCAATTGTCTATGGAAGTTTTTCAAAATTTAAAAGAATATGTATTTTCAGGTTATTTTTTATTTTTTATTACTTTAATTATTGTAGCACTCTACATTAAGGCTTTTCGTAAGCGTTACACTGCTCAAATTCAGAAACAAAATACAATTATTGAGCAACTGAAAAATGACTTAAGAAATAATAGCATCAGTAATGCAGCTACAGGAGAATCATAATGAGTATCCTTTTAATAGTATTAGCAGTTTTAGCTATAATTCATTTTTTTTATCAGTCTGTTATTTTAAAAACAAGTAATGAGCTTTTTGAAAATGACATTCTTCTTCTTCAACATGAAGTTGAAATTTTTGAAATTAAAAATGCAAACTCATTAAATGTTTCTGAAAAAGAGTTTTTAGAGGAAACTAAAAACTTTATCGAGGTATGTCCTTTACTTGGAAAAAATGTTACTGCTGTAGAAATGATTTATGATTTGGCTAATTTTAAAGTATCTAAAGAGTACGAGGGTCATGGTAAACGTGTAAGATCTTTAAAAGTATTGAATGAAACTATTTGGGAAGCTAATGTCCAGGCATCTCGATACATGGTGCGGAATATAACTTCTAACGCAAGTTTACTTCTTTTTGCTTGCTCACCATTTCTCTTCTTAGTTTTCCTATATTCAATAGTTTCTGGCAATAAACTCTCATTAGAGCAAAGTCTTGAAAGAATTTCTTCCAAGCATTGCTAAGTAGATCAGATTGATAAAGCTTTATTGTTCCTTATAAGCCACCCTACGGGGTGGTTTCTTTTTGAAAAAATAAAAGCACCTTCGGGTGCTTTTTTATTTCCTGAACTTTATTTTGAGATTCCATCATGAATGATTTTTTTCTAGCAGCTAATCGCTCTATCACAGTGAATGATGTTGAAGTTCACCAGATCCAGATGAAAGATTTTGACCAATGGGCGGTACATGTCGAAAAGGTAAAAGGCTTCTTAAAGGGAAAAGATTATTCAGATGAAATTTTAACTCAACTTTTTAAGACTCATTCAATTGAAGTGCTGGGTATATGCAGTCTGGCCACTAAGCTTCCAGTAGCTAGTTTGATTGATTTGGCCACGACATCGGAACAGCAATTTAAAGAAGTTTTATCAGCAGTACTGCAGGTCAACGGTACTTATTTTAAAGAAGATCAGCCTAAACGCCGTAATAAAAGGCAGGCAGTAAAAGAAAATGATTCAACCTGGTTTGATTCATTTCAATTGTTGGTTAGTGCTGGCCACACTCATACCGAAATCATGAATATGACTTATGGTGCTTACAGTGAGTATCTAAAATCAGCCCAAAAAGATTACCGCAACAAGCTTGCAGCGCTGACCAGTGTAGTGAGATCCGCTCAGCATGCATCTGCTAAAGATTTAAAGAAGTTTATTGATGAACTAAAAGAAGAATTAGTGTGAATTATGTAACATTTTCACATAATTAAATTTACCATTTCCGACTAGAATAGTCTGTATTATAAAAGTGTACTTGAGCTTAATCATGAAAAGAGTATTAACAGCGGAAAGTAGAGCAGCATATAAGAAATGGTTTAACTCATTCAGCAGTGACGAGCAGAGAGAGTTGATAAATATGGGTGTGGCATGCGGTGCCGACTCAAAGTTTTTTAAGCATGAGATACTAGACCTCCTGAGTCATCTTGATAATGAGAAGCTTAAAAGTAATAGAATTTTATTCAAGAAATTTGCTGAAAGATATATTGCTTTAGTCCCTGATCATATTCGACCTCATGTGAACTGGACACTTCTGGAAAACAGTCGTGACTATCGGTCCTGGTTTGCAAATAGACAGATGTTTGTTTTTAACTGTCTGGTCGTTAAAGATATTTATGAGCATAGCAAGGATAAGAACTCAAGCTACTTATTATGGGTCCCCATCATTGATGACCATACCCCGGAAACTTGTAAAAGTTTCAGTAGCAAAGTATTTAATATTCTTGATCAGGAATTTCAGGAACATGCTGTTGAGCATTGGAGCAGACCGCAAGAAGGCTGTAGATGCAGTTTGATATCGATTACTCATGCACAGGCAGAGAAATACCTGATAGATATGAACAAGAATGCATAGAATAAAGAGATATAAGTGAACACGGATGTTCTTTCACATTGCGATAATTTAGACCAGTCGGTTAAGATGCTCAAAAATATCTCAAAATAAGGGCATGAGAATGAAAAAGTTAATTTTAGCAATGGTATTGGGGGTGGGTATTGCAACAAGTTTGTATGCTTCAACTGATATTAGCTCAATTCGTGGCAGTACTGAGTTTGTAGAGATTGGAAGCACTCAGGCTCGTATGGTAGATGTTCTGGGAAATCCAGAGTCTTTTTTCAAACATATTATTCATGACCGTAAGGGATGGCCTCATGCAGCTGTCAGCTATATTTATTCGGTAAATGGTCAGCGCTATACAATAGTTGTGGTTGATGGAAAGATTTATCGCATTATTTGGGAGCGCTGAGTATGGGTATTAAATACTGTAAATCTTGTAAAAAACCAATGAAAGCTGCTGATACGCATTGTCGAACTTGTGGCAACAAATATAAAACATCATATACTTTTTTAATCATAGTATTGTTTGTAGTAGTGGGAAGCCTAGCAGGATCAGCTTGGTGGTATTTTTCGAAAAAGAAGACAGAAGATGAAGCTCGACATGGGGCACTTGTTTCTACCTATGTGGAGTCTTTAGAAAAATTAGGTTTTTCTAGTGATGAGGCGAATACAATTGCTAATTTAAAATACTCAGAAGATAAACCTATTGGAAAGATTGGTTTTTCAGAATTAAAAGGGTATGCCGCCTCATTCAGTGATCAAAGGAGGCTCTCAAATAGTGTGATGAGAGTAGCATTAGCACAACCAATTGCCGAATTACAAAAAATAAAACGTGATACAGAGTCGAAAAAATATTCAGGGTGCTTAGAAGCAAGTAAGTTAATCTATGTAAGTTCTATGAATGCTACTAATGAGGCACTATTAACCTTTTTAGCTGATGGTGATAATAAGGAAGATGAAATCACATCTTTATTTACCAAAAGCATACTTCAAGAAAAAGAGGCAGAGAATGTGCTTGCTGAATGTGAAAAGATAAATGTTAAAAGATAAATGTTAATTAAAATATATATTTGTTCATAAAAAGCATCCTAGCATGCTTTATTAATATCTTCATCTAACCCACCATTCGGTGGGTTTTTTATTGCGAGTAAGAATATGGCTGGTAAAGAATTAACCTTTAAACTTGTGATGGAAGCTGATACTAAAAATTATGTATCGAATATTAAGGAATCTGAAAGTGTCACTAAGGCCATTTATGCCGCAATAAAACAGGAATCTGAAAGACTAAAAGCTGCATCTGAACAAGCTGCTCAGGAAGTTGGAAAAATAGTTCCTGATGATTTACAGAAGAAAGCAGATCAGGCTAAAGGAAAACTGAGTGAAGTCTCTCAGGCAGCTGGTGAACTTGAAGGACAGGCTATTCAGGCTGCCAGCAAGATCGATGGCTTAGGTAATGAACTTCAGGATACGGCAGCCAAGGCAAATAAGGCAGGTTTTGAGATCGGTGAAGCCATTCCAGGTGATGCGCTTCAACTTGCAGAAATGCTGGGTACTAAATTCTTTTCTGCTGCCAAAGAAATTGAAGCATTAGGTGATAAATCGGTTATTAGCGCTGGTGAGCTACGCTCAATGTCGAGCACTGGTGAACAAGGTCTCAATGAGCTTAACTCAGCCCTAAAAGCTGCTCAAGCTGAATTGGTTCGGTTGCAAAGTACGGATGGCACCTTAAAAGATATTGAAATCGCTAAGCAGCGTGTTTTAAGTATTGAAGATGCCATTAAAGAAACGTCCAGTGCTTTTAATTACTATCAGGACGTTGCCATAAATGCTATGCGTGGCGTGGACAATGCCACACAGTCTTCGATTAATCAGTTACAACGTTTTAGCTCGGTAGATCTTGGCCAAGTAGTAGGTGAAGCCCAGACTGCGACCCGTGCAATTCAGTCAATGGGTGAGGGGGCCAATCTCAGCACTAAAGAAATTGAGCGAATTGGTAGTATCGGCACTAGCAGTATTAATACGCTTGAAAGCGAGCTGCTAGCAGCTAAGAATGCTTTCTCCGCATTAGAACAAAGTAGTGAAGCTGTTACTCTTGATGAAATTAAGGCCGCAGGGGAAAAGGTCAAAGGTCTTGAACAGGCAGTTGATCTGACCAAAGCAGCATTTGCAGAGTTTGACACACAAGCATCTTCTGCCATGCGTAGTGTATCGGCCAGTGCAGATAAGGCTGCAAGCAGCGCAAAGCAGACTGGACATGAAATCTATGAGGCTCTAGGCATTAAACCGCCTACAGTAATTAATGATGCGATTACTGCACTTGAACGAAAGTTAGAGGACTTTAAAGCCAATAGTAAATTGCCGGCTGAAGAAGTTGAGCGAGTTACCAGAATTACCGAGCAACAGATTGAGAAACTCAAAAATGAGCTTCACGGTGTTGAACCGGCAGCTGAAAAAGCAAATTCAGGTGTTTCCAATCTTTCTAAAGGGATGGGCGTAGCCAAGTTTGCAGCGACTGCTCTTGCGGGAGCTATGGCTGCCGTTGGTATCGGTATCGGTGTGAGGGAAATTGCCCAGGCAGCGGATTCGTATACTACTCTTTCAGCACGAATCAATATTGCAACCAGCGAAGGTGGTAACTTTCAGCAAGCTATGGCTGGTGTGCATCAAGTGGCACTTGCTACCAATTCAAGCTTAGAAGCTACAGCCAGTCTATTCACCAAAGTGAATGATGTTGGCAAACAGATGGGGATGACCCAACAGCAAAGTTTGGATCTGGTAAGAACCATCAATATGGCCATTCAAACCGGAGGTGGATCAGCACAGGCCAGTGAAGATGCTATTGTCCAGTTTACCCAGGCGCTGCAATCTGGAGTACTCCGTGGTGATGAGTTCAACTCAATCATGGAACAGGCTCCAGGAATTTCTAAAGCCCTGGCTCAATCCCTTGGTGTGACTACGGGTGAGTTACGCACCATGGCAGAAAACGGCGAGTTATCTGCTGAGCGCGTAATTAAGGCCTTACAGAATCAATCCGCTGCAATTGAAGCTGACTACAATAAATTCCCGACTACTATTAGCAATGCATTGCAGAAAATAGCAACACAATGGCAGATTCTTATTGGTGAGATGGATCAGGCTAATGGCACAAGTGCGGCCGTAGCGAATGCTCTATCAATAATTGCAGATAACCTTGGGATTCTAAAATTATTTTTCGATGATGTGGCTGAGGGAGTTGGATACTTTGCTTCTAAGTTCTCTGATATTGACCCCAGCATATTGAATGCTTTAAGAGATACACTTACTCAAGTTTATGAAAATATTAAGCAAAATATTAAGTATGTCATTGAGTTTAGTGAGACTGTATGGAGTGCCTTTACTAGCGCTCTGGATGCTGTATCGCCCTTATTCAATGCTCTATTAAATGGAGGGGAAGATGTAAGCGGTCTTACAACTCTTCTTAATGTCTTGCGAATGGCCATAGCAGGAATTACAGATGCAGGGCTTGGTCTCAATGTAGGGCTGAAAATTCTTTTATCTTCTATACAGTTCTTAGCTGGCGGTGTGTATAGCTTGGCTGCCGCAACATTAGAATATATACCCTTCATGGGAGATCTGGCAGAGGAAGCTGAAAAAACTTCAGATCGCATGTTTGCACAAGCAGAAAAAAATATGCGAGGTGCTATTAAGCTTAGTACAGAGCATAAATGGGCAGTAGTTGAGACTTACGAGGATATACAGAAAACTCAAAAGCAAAAAAATGAAGAAGCTATAGCTGACAATGCTCGTACTTTTGCAGAGTTAACTAAACAGAATATAGACTTGGTTCAAAAATCTAAAGAGTTAGCAACAGAACGTGCTGCGCTCGATACACAGCTGAACCAAGCTAGAAAGGATGGGAACCAGTCAACAATTGATGCCATTATCCAGAAATCTGGCGAGTTAGAAAATCGAGAGAAGGAGCATGCCACCAATAAAGCCAAGTTAGATGCTGAGAAATTATCCTCAGTAAAGGCATATGCTGAAGCGGCCATTAAAGCTAATGGTGGGGTCATGGACGGTACCATGCAGGCTGATCTAATGACGAAGGGTTATATCGTTACTGTTGGTGAGGCAGGCAAAGTTAGTGTGGCAGCTTGGGAGGGTGCTGCTCAGGCTGCAGAGAATGCAGCCAAAAAGGAAGAAGCTGTCAAGCTGGCCAAAGAGAATCTACAAAAGGCAGATGAGGCATATCTGGCTTTTCAGAAACAGTCCGCCGTTGAACGTGCAGTTCTGGAACAACAGATCGCCGAGGCTAAACGCACGGGTGATTTAAGTGCATTGAAATCTGCACAAGATTCCCTTCGGGGTATTGACCAGAAGGAAACGGAACTCGCCAATAACCGCAATGTACGTGCTGCGGAATTGGATGCAGCTAATTCCGGGTCTGGACAGGTGGCAGAAAATGCATATTCGAGAGCTTCTCTTGCAGCCAAGCAGCTTGGGGTAGATATCGATGTTGCGTTAAATCGAGTCTCTAAATCCTTTACTGAGCAGGGTAATAATGTCACTGATCTGAAAGGTAAGTTAGCTTCTGCAGGTATTACCGGTAAAGCGGCAGGAGATATAATTTATCAGTCTTGGTCAAACTGGTTACAGACGGCTAAAAGTCAAGCTGAAATTGATTATGCAAGGTCTAAGCTTAAAGAGTTTGGTGATCAAGGTCAGGTTTCAACGGGCCAAGTCGAACAGGGCCTAATTGCTATCAAGATGCAGGCTTTAGAACTACCGGATGATATTGATCCGGTGACAGAGGCGTTTAAACGGCTAGGCATTGAAACCAAGGAGAATTTAAAGCTTGCTGCTCAACAGGCTTTGATGGATTACATCACCGTCAGAGATAGCGGAAAGGCGACTGCTGAAGGTATCCAGAAAGCATATGAGAAGGCTGCTCAGTCTGCAGCAGCATCGGGTGATGCAGGTGTCATTGCTGCGACTAATGCTGCAAATGCAGGCCGCAATCTGGAAATCCAGATTGATGACAGCGGTCAGGCTGTAGTTAAAACCATGGATGACTGGACCAAAGCCAATAATCGGGTAGAAAGCTCAGCCAGTGCCATTGGTGATGGTTATCGTGAAGCTGGACGGGTCGCAAGAGAGGAGGCCAAATCCTCTACTGAAGCCTGGTCAGAAGCGCTTACTGCCATGCAGGGCAAGCTCAAAGCCTCTAAAACTGGAGTCATGGCTAAAAACGGTTATTCAGTTGATGAGATTGAGCAGCAGCTGACTGAAATGGGATATAGCGGTAATGCCCGGCAAAAGGCTAAAGAGTTATTCGAGACAGCTCAACAGGGTGCAGGTGGTTATTACCGTTCAGCCTCTCATGAATATGCTGCGCGTTACGGCGTTTCTGCATACGACAACCAGAAACAGACCGGCAATTATATGTACATTGCCGAGCAGCTGGAAAAGCTGGAGGAATATGCAGGCAAGTCGGGAAGTACTGGTTCCAGAGTCAATGTAAACAATCTGGCCCCGGACGTGAGCTATCCTAAAACCAGCACTCCAACTGCAGAGCCTTCACGTACTGTCATCAACCAGATCTCTATTAATGGCCGCACAATTAATGTCCCTGTGGATGAGGCTAATCAGGGCAGTTTTAATGATTTCCTGACTGAACTGGAAAGGATAAAAAAGAGTAGCTAATGAAATTAATACGAGTGTCTACATCAGAAACCGTCCCGCTTGAGGACGGTTTTTTATGGTCTGATGAATTTGAATGGAAGCCCATCGAGCAGAAACAGAGTCGGGCTATTGATGGTTCTCTAATTATCCAGGAGGGCCGTAAAAAGGCAGGTCGTTCAATTGTGCTGGAACCGGCAGATAACACGATGGGCTGGATCAAACGCCGTGATTTACGCAAGGTTCAAGACTGGTCTGCTTTATCTGAACAATTCATTCTGGCTTTTGAGTATCAGCACGACAGACGTGAATTTCATGTGATTTTTAACCATGAAGCCGGGGCTTTGGAAGCTGCTCCAGTGAAGGGAATTCCATCTGTATCTGAGGATGACTATTACAACGTGACTTTACGTTTTATTGAAGTGGGGGAACTTTACAGTGGCAATTGAAACTAAAAATCTGGTGCTCTATAAGTCCGAGCGCCTGAGCGATACAGAAGATGGTGGCGGCAAGTACTCTGGCCAGATTATTGAAGATGGCCAGAGCAATAACCTGTTTAATGATGTGAGTGAGCTGGACCGCACCATGGGTGATGTGTCACTGCGTAAACTGTTTCCTGCCGTGACAACGAATGATACAGACCTGCTTATGGGGGCTACGGTCTTTATCTCGGAAAACCCAAAAGATCCCAATGTCTCAGCTTTGCTGTTTAGTACAAAGTCATGGATCGATGAGCGCAAGTCTGCCCAGAACCGGATTGAAAACTATCTGGCCAAGGGTGGACAGATGGCTGGGATACCGCTCGATACCCATTGGCAAGGAATGTCATCACTTCAAACTGTAATGTGGCCACAAGAAGTTGAAGCATCAGTTGGCGATACGATTGTATTGATTTCGGATGAAGGAAAAGCCTTAGAGCGAGAACAATACGTCAGGATCACAAAGGTCGAGACACGTATTGCCAAAATGGTCATTGAAAAGGAGGATGTGGAGTATAAGATTGCAACTTATCAAATTAATGATCCGTTGGAAGTTGACTTCACTGGACTATCCGCCAGGCAATGGTACAACGGAGATAAGTCTCAAACGATTTTACGGGATACTATCGTAGCCGATAGCGGCAAGTATTATGCATCCAGCAATCTCAAGTCTGCTGCAAAAGTCGGTGAGTTTACCGTAAATGCGGAAAGTATCTTTGCCCAGTTGGTACCATCCGCCCAGACTGAAACCCCGATTGTAGACGTGAACGCAGCCGGGGAAAGTATGGTGCTGGTACCGGGTAACACTGCTGCTATTACTGCAACTTACTCGACCACCATTGGTACTGCTCAGAACCTATATATCGGCTCATCTGTTATGCCTTCCAGCATGTCTTTTAACCTGTTTGGCCAGCAGATCACTGACCAGGGCGGACTGCTTAAAAACATGCAAGGGACACAAGTCGGAACGATTGATTACCAGCGCGGCGTGATCCAGTGGACACAAGCTGCAGGTGCAGGATCTGCAAACTTAAGTATTACCTTTAAGCCTGCTTCAGCACCCAACCAGTACTTTCAGTCGGAAACCCGGCCCGTCACTCAACAAAACCAGAGTGCCAACTGGACCGGTGTACTGGTACCACCACCCGCCCCGGGCAGCCTTTCAGTTTCTTATATGTCACAGGGTAAGTTTTATGAACTGAAAGATGACGGCTCTGGGCGGTTGTCTGGCTCGAGTGCTTCGTTTGGTTCAGGCAATATCAATTATGAAACCGGTTCCTGGTCTATTACGACGGGTGCCTTACCGGATGTGAATACACCAATTTTACTGTTATGGGGTACACCGCTGGCTACGTTTATACGCTCAGGTCTTGCGGTTGAACCGGCAGCATTCGAGTTTGATTTACAGCAGGCAGGAATAGCCTCAGGCAGCGTGACAGTGAAATGGTTGCTGGAAGGCAAGAGTATGACCGCGACTACCAATACGCTGGGCCAGTTTGGTGGCGATGCCACCGGTACCTTTAACTATGCCACCGGTAAAGGCCGGCTGGTACCGAATAAACTGCCGCAGAAAAACACGGTCTTTACTATCAATTATAGCTATGGCGTACCGCTTGATCAGACTGTTGAAAATGTCATGCCAACTGATCAAAAGCTGAAATTTACCGTTGGTTCCGGTGCTGCAATACAACCCAATAGTGTTGAGTTAAGTGTACCGGTTGCTGATCAAATCGGCTCAGTCATCGGTACAGTGGTTTTAACTGATATTCCAGTGAATGCCGAGGTCGGCAATCTGGTGGATAGCAAAGGTAAAGTACAGGGCACCATCACCTATGCAACAGGTGCGGTAGAAATTATTCCTGAAGCGACCAGCTCGGTTTTCACCAAATCCTATATACCAACTGCGGTCTATGGAGCAGCATAATTATGTCATTTTATTTACCCGCCACTTCTCAAATTAAGGAAGAAGTAGTGCAGCTCGGGGCATACCGGGCAACCAGTATTAGTGTGAAATACCGCGATACTTCAGGCGTAAGTGCCGGGGTTAAACAGATTACCGGTGACAAGCTGCGCTTTGATCTAACCCAAGGCTTTGATGAGCAGATTCTATCCGGCGCGGTGCGTTTTATGCTAGGTACGGATACCTATCTGGACCGTACCGGTACCCTGGTACGCAATGTAAATCCAGCCAATAACAGTGGCACCAGTTCCGGCAGTATTCAATATGGTACCGGCAAAATCGAGATTGACAGCTGGACACCGAATACCGATAACCGCCTGACATTGCAGTCTCTCACTACAACTACAGATATGCCCCCGGTCAACCGTATCAGCTTTAGAACACCGGTCAGTCCGCTGCGTCCCGGTTCATTAACAATTGTCGTCGCCACACTGGACTTTGGGCAGCTGACATTGCGGGCTGATGACGATGGCATCATTGAAACCAGCCGGGCACATGGCCAGATTAATTACGATACCGGTTTTGTGGATCTGTTTTTTTATACCAAGACTGAAATTACTGAAAGTAATCGTACAGGAATTGAAGAGCAGGACTGGTATGACGTTCTGCTCGAGTACGATGAAGCTGGCAAAAGGTACATTAATATACCGGTATGGGTTGCGCCGGAGACTGTACGTTATAACGCGGTGGCTTATACCTACATCCCGCTGGATGCTGAGATCTTGGGGCTATCCGCTACACGTCTGCCACTCGATGGCCGGGTACCGATTTATCGGGTTGGTGATATTGCTATTGTCAGCTCAAGCAAGGCCTTTGAACTGTCAGATCATATCGCTGGCCAGACTTATGAGTTGCCAGATCAGCGTATTTCATGGGCCGAGCTGGAAGATGCCGACGGGGTAAAAGTACCGTTTGATATGTACAGCGTGGACTATGACTATGGCAAGTTTACCTTGGGTGGTGACTTTGCTTTAAATGCACTGACCGCACCATTGACAATGAAATATCGCTATCAGGACATGCTGCTGATCCGTGACGTACAGATCAACGGCCAGCTCACCTTCACCAAGCCACTGACCCACAATTATGATGCTGAAAATACCATTGTCGGTTCAGCGTTGGTCATTGGGGATATGCAGGCCCGCTCTACCGGGAAATTTGTACAACAGACCTGGAACAGCATCTGGCGGGATGAACCGTCAGAAGGTGCAATTTCTGCGAACTATAATGACGCCCTGTATCCGATTGCAGTCACGAATAATGGTGCAATTCAGGAACGCTGGGCGCTGGTTTTTACTGGAGATCAATCGTTCCGCTGTGTGGGTGAATACTCGGGACAGATTGGAACAGGAGCTATCAACACAGACTATGCCCCAATTAATCCGGTGACCGGTGTGGCGTACTTCATTATTAAAAAAGAAGGCTGGGGACAGGGCTGGGTGAGTGGTAATGTGCTGCGCTTTAATACAGTGGCTGCAACCTTTCCGGTTTGGGTGATTCGCACCGTAAAGCAGTCCGAACCGAGTGTGATGTCAGACCAGTTCCAGATCATGCTGCGTGGTGATATTGACCGCGTTGTTTAAAATTTAAATCGAATATGGCCGCGTTAAGCGGTCTTTTTTATGGAATCAATTATATGGCGACAGATGTCGATGTTCAGTTTTTTAGTCATTTAAACGGTCTGGTACTAAGTAATAACTGGGGAGATCTGATCCGGTTACTGGATACCTGTCTGGTCAATGGTCTGCCTTTAACTGCAATTACTTCAGCTACAATCGATGCACAGGGTGATCTCAATTTAAGCCTGTATGCAGAACACAAGGTGTTGCTATTTCAGGTGATCGAACTGCAAGGGTTTGTACCCGCTAGTATCAATGGGAAATATCGCATCAAGGGCACACCTGATTCAAAAACTCTCATCCTTAAAGCAGAGTTGAAGGGGCAGGCAATTACCACTCCAGGTACTGCAAAGCTGGCTTCACTTGGCTATGAGATTATTTTTCGAGATCCAAATGATGTTAAACGGGTCTACCGGGCTAAAAATCCACGAACAGAACACCCGTTTATCCGGATTGATGAAACCATCTCTGATGGTACTAACAGCTATGCTTCAAACTATGCCAAATATGCCATGGTGGGTCTGATTGAAAATATGACTCATATTGATGATTATGAAGACCCGTCAAAATTACAGTTACCACTTGATGTGGCAGACCCTGCTAAAAACTGGCAAATTAGTGGTACAGATACGGGTGTTATACGGGGTTGGAGCCGCTGGTATTGGGCAATGTCAGATTTACTGGTAAATAATCCAAGAGATATGAGTTCTCCTGCTGCAGGTAATCGAAGCTTTACCCTAAGTGGTTCAAAAGATTCTTTTTACTTATTAAATGCTGTTGACAGTAATCTACAATTTAAAGATTTGAAGGGTTGTGGGCTATATCATTCTTCTATGGATACAAGCGTAATACCAAACTGGTTCTTAATGTCGGTTCTGGTCAAAAGTGATGCTTCAAGTACTGCCCGCGGGTCAGAGACTGGTTCTCCATTCGGACTTGGTGAAACACGGTCGCGCTTTATTGCTCCAAACTATTTACCAAATATCCGGCTGAGTAACTCTGTACTGGCTACACCAGTGGTCCCTGATTTTGAATCTGGTGGAAATAATAAAACCCTCTTTACTGCTAGTGATGTGCCTGCATTAGAGATTCCTTTTTATGATACGAACAGGTTTTTGAGAGGTACTTTGCCTGTGGTCTGTTATGCCGGTAAAAAAGCAAGTAGCAATACCTTTACAACACCAATTCTGGCAGATGCAAGTATGTATCTATGGGAGTCTATTACATCTAACACTGCAGGCGGAGTCTATTTTTATCTGGGAGAACTGCAATGAGGCCAACTTCCAGACGTGTGCTGCATAGCTCCAGTTTTTTAAGTGGCAATCTGAATAGCAGCTTCGGGATTAAAAATACTGTTGCCTGTATCAAGGGTTCAACCCGGGCACTGGGCAAGGATTACCGGGATGCAACGGTGGTACTTTATAGTAAGGCAACTTTATTACCGCTAGCTGTAAAAAAACCAGATCAGAATTATGAATATCAGTTTTACGGACTCAATCAAGATTTGACCTGCTTTGTGGTAGGTCTGGATGACCGAAAAAAGTTCAACGCAGTGATTCAGGATAATGTGGTGCCAAAATGAGTAAAACATCAGTTAAGGCAAAGCTTGCCATGATTCAAGCCTTTGCCAGCTTTTTAGATAACGGTAGCCAGAGTGCTACCGTTATTTTTTATGAAGGTGAGCAGCCAGAAAGTCCGGCTGTTGCTGCTGATACATCCAAGATGCTGGTGAAGGTGACTCTGCCAGAGCCCTGTATCAAGGAAGTAACAGCCACCCATGTTGAATTACAACCCTCTGACACAGCAACGGTCATTAAAGCAGGCACGGCAAGCTGGGCGCGGATCTATAATGGTGCCGGGGAAGCTGCAGCAGATCTGACTATAGGGACAGATATCAGCCTGGCCAATACCAATCTGGTTGTGGGTGGCACCTTAACCATTCAATCCATCAAGCTTAAACCATAATCTGAGGTGCTCATGTGGATTTTAAAAACAAGCTGGGGACCACGGATGCCCACAATTTAAATCTGGAGTTTAAAACGGACAATACTGACAGCCATCACATTGTTCTTAACTTTGAACATCAGGCCGATGGGAGCACCGGTCTTAATTTTGGGGACGATATATCTGCAGTTATCGACACTGTTTTAATTACTGAGTCCTCATTTGAACTCACTGTAGACCATACGGACACGGGTACCGATACTGCAAGCATTGAAATACTGCTAGACACGGAAATTAATGTTGAGCTAACGGCTCTAGCCTTATCTGAAGCAGAACTGGTTGGGAAAGTAGATTTAGTTTTAGAGACTGCTTTTATCGTTGAAGCAACAGCTCTCTTTGCTGATCAGGAGCCGGAACAGCCTGTCGATCCTGGCATTGTGCTGGACTTCACCCAGCCATGGACCGGTTCAACTGAATTAAATTTCGGCTGGGACAGTGATGCTGACGCAATCAGTATTGATACCCGGCTGGAAACACAATTTACACTCGAACTTGCTGCCGAGTTTAAAGAAAATCTTGATCTTGATGCAGAGCTTAATACTGCTCTGGATACAGGTCTTAGTTTTGAGCTGCAGGCCAGCTATAGCGAAAATCGATGTGTTATTGATTCAGTTGCGGATACCAGTTTCAAAACTGGGATTGCAGCAATTTTCGATATCAACTTTATTCGTGGCATTGGGGCTTATCTCATAGCTGGCTATCAGGGAGCTTTGCCTTGTTTAAGTGTAATTGAAATCCCTTGGGCTAAACCGGTATTACGGTCGCATAACAGCGCCTTTTATTTTGAGCACAGTTTAAGCCTAGGTAATCAGGCATTACTTGGCTTTGAAAAGGCTGCCTTGCTGTATCGTTCAGTTCAGCTACAGCATGAAGAAAGTACCGGGCTGGTCAGCTCTGCTGATTTCGTCTGGCAGGAAAATAAGCGATTAACTAAAACTCGAACCTTGGTATTTGAAGAGAGCAGT